GGGAATATTTACCACTAAAATTCTTATCAGTAAAAAAAGATTTTTTTACATATTCATCATATAATTCTTTATTGATTGACATATTCTATTATTAATAAATTATAATTTTCCCATTGTATTTTTAGTTGGATTAACAATCGCCCAATAATTCTTATTAGCAATCATTCGCGTAGGTTGAATAATAGCAAATGCGAAATAAATCATTAATATAGATATTAAGATGATACATAAAATAATGATATATAGATATAATTGAGGAACAGATGAATATAATACTAAACCTAATAATAATATTAGACATAAACAACAAACAATAAAAACGAAATTAAATAAATAACTAATTTGTTTTTTAATTATTTCAATCATATTAAATAAATTCGTTAATCTAATATTATTATTTGCTAATTCCTTCTTCTTCTGTAAATATAAGTTATAAACGATAATATTAGCATCTTGTGAAAAACTTTTACTACCAATTGTAGAAACATTTATCCGTAAATCATTTAATAAATCATTAATAGCATTAGAATAATTATTTATTACAGGAAGTAAGAAATTATAAAAGTCAGCATGATTTTTACGAGCATTATTAGAACTTGTTGGAATTGTTAATAAGCTGTTCAATGAACAAGTTATTAATGTTCGATTACCAGTTAAATCGTTATTATTTGTAGTTGTGAAATCTTCGTATAAAACTACATATTTAAAAGACGTGTAATAGATAAATGTTAAAATTAAAAGAATTATGAATATTATTATATAAATCGCATTTTTAGTATCATTTTTAAAAATGGGGAAGATACTTAAAACAATTATAAAAATCATGATAATTATTAAAACGATTATCATATATGTCGCATAATTCTTAATTTTATTATAATTAATTAATTGTTGATTATATAATTTAATAGAAATATTTAATTTATCTAATGTTTTAGCATATTCTTTTTTCAAATTATTAAAAACATTTATTTTATTTTTATAATTATTTTTTTCAACAATATAATCATTAACATCAAAAGTATCTTGACTTATCTTTCGTAAATTTTCAATATTATCATTCACTTTGTCTATAATATTATCATTTTGTGTTATAAATGGAAATGATATAGGAGGATTTGCTTTGGTATCTAATGCTGGACTAGTTATATCAAATGATTTATTCAAATAATTTCTTCTAATCGAATTTTGGATATCAATATTATAAAGAATAATATTATAATTAATTTTTTGATATAATAAATATCCTATAATATTTTCTGGTGTTTGAACTAATATCTGTTTTAAAACATTTTTTAATTTTGTATTATCTGATAATTTATCAATATTTGTTTTATCATAATTATAATTATTATTAACAACGTTATTAAATATATCAGGATAATTAGTTAAAATTGTTGGAGTTCAACCAAAATTAGGAATGTATCTTTTAAAATCATCATCATTAAAACCATATTTAGAATAATAATTATTACCATTAATAGTATATATATTGGACGGATTTGATAAATTATCAAAAATTGTTATAACCTTATAATAAAAGGTAAATACATTAGTAGTCGAATTAAAATTCGATAATTTAGGAGTAGTAGTATCAACAATATTATTAAAATTAATCTTCAAATTATTAACAAATTCACTAAATTTAATAATATTATAATCATTCTCTTTTTCTAATTTTTTTAATTCAATATATAATGCTGAACATAAATGAAGAAAAAAAGAGGTTTGATAATGAAATTCAGGTAATTTATCACAATCTATCATATTATCTGATAAAGATTTTGGGGAATATTTACCACTTAAATTTTTATCTGTAAAATAAGATTTTTTAGCTAAATTATCATAAATATTTGAATTCATGTTCTATTCTATCTAATATTTAGATTTAATTATGTAAGATAATTCTTTTATACCTTCTATTAATAATCCTATGATATTATTATAAGCTATTGCTTTTGTTTTTTCATCAGTTTCATAAACAACTTCCGGAATTATTTCTTCTACTTCTTGGGCAATCATTCCAATTTGTCTCTTATCATCATTATTTTTATAATTAAAATATACTCCTCTTAATTTTTCTATCTTATCCAACGGATTTTCAATTTCTTCAATATTTTTCTTAAAATTAATATCTGATAATCCTATGACATTACCTGATACATAAATATTTCCATCAACTTTTATTTTATAATCTTTATCATAATTCTTAAAACCTACATTTAAATATCCATTAATTAATAAATTAGAATTCACATCATCCCATATAAGATTAGAAGTTTCTTTTAATGAATTATAATCATTAGCAAATATGAGATTAGATTTAGAAATCTGGTTAAATCCTAAACCACCTTTATTTAATCCTATTATACCAGTTATATTAGAATAATTGAGATTAGTAATATTAGAACCATCTCCATATATATATCCATTAATTAATAAATTAGAATTTGCGTCATCCCAACGAAGATTAGAAGTTTCTTTTAATAAATTATCTTCATTAGCAAATATGAGATTAGATTTAGAAATCGTATTAAATCCTAAGCCACCTTTTTCTAAACCAATGATACCAGTTATATTAGAATAATTAAGATTAGTAATATTATAACCATCACCATATATATATCCATTAATTAATAAATTAGAATTCGCCTCATCCCATCGAAGATTAGAAGTTTCATTTAATGAATTATCTTCATTAGCAAATATGAGATTAGATTTAGAAATCTGGTTAAATCCTAACCCACCTTTTTCTAAACCAATAATACCAGTTATATTAGAATAATTGAGATTAGTAATATTGGAACCATCTCCATATATATATCCATTAACTAATAAATTAGAATTCTCATCATCCCAACGAAGATTAGAAGTTTCTTTTAATGAATTATCTTCATTAGCAAATATGAGATTAGATTTAGAAATTTGATTAAATCCTAAACCACCTTTATCAAATGTATTAATTCCAGTTATTTGTTCAAAATTAAAATTAAGATTAGTAAAATTAGAACCATTAAGAATTAGATTAGAACTAATGTTAATATTACTTAAATTTAAAGTTTTTGAATTATAATCAAAATTAAAATCTGGAAAACTATTAATATAATTACTACCACTCCCTAATAATACTTCTCCTGAATTAAATGAATTTCTTCCAGTTCCACCTTTATCAACTTGAACAGGTGAAATAAGATTAGATGGATTGATATTCGATAGATTAGAACCATCGCCAAATATATATCCATTAATTAATAAATTAGAATTACCATCATCCCAACGAAGATTAGAAGTTTGTGATAATTGATTATCATCATTAGCAAATATAAGATTAGATTTAGAAATTTGGTTAAATCCTAAACCACCTTTATTAAATGGAATAATACCTCCAATAGTTTGAAAATCAACTCTTAAATTACTTAAATTAAAACCATCACCATAAAAATATGGAGCATATATACTACCTTCGACGAATAAATTAGAATTGCTATTATCCCAACGGATATTAGAAGTTTCAGCTATTTCATTATCTTCATTAGCAAATATAAGATTAGATTTAGAGATTGTGTTAAATCCTAAACCACCTTTTTTAAATGGGACTATGCCTCCAATAGTTTGAAAATCAACTCTTAAATTACTTATATTACAACCATCACCGAATATTCTCGTAGCGATTAAATCACCATTAATTAATAAATTAGAATTCACTTCATCCCATTTAAAATTAGAAGTATGTGATAATGAATTATCTTCATTAGCAAATATAAGATTAGATTTAGAAATCTGGTTAAATCCTAAACCACCTTTATCAAAAGTATTAACACCTAATATTTGTTGAAAAGTAAAATTAAGATTACTGAAATTAGAACCATTAAGAATTAGATTAGAACTGATATTAATATTACTTAAATTTAAAGTTTTTGAATTATAATCAAAATTAAAATCTGAAAAACTATTAATATTATTACTACCACTTCCTATTAATATTTCTCCTAAATTAAAGAAATCTCGCCCAGTTCCACCTTTATCAACTTGAACAGGTGAAATAAGATTAGATGGATTGATATTCGATAGATTAGAACCATCGCCAAAAAATAAATTTCCATAGATATTTTTAGCGAATATATTAGATGTTATATATAAATTAGAGGCTCCTATAATATTCCCTTTTGTAGTTGATATATCTCTAAAAGCGGTTATATTACAACTCGATATTAAATTGAGACCACATCTAATATTACCATATACAGCAATAATATCATAATAACTTACAATTCTATTATAAGCAGTAATATTATTACTTGATATTATACTATTGTTAGCAGTTATATTTGAACCACTTGTAATATCTCCATAGATGCTTGAAATATTAGAAGCAATAACAATATTAGAATTACCGATGATATTAGAAGTTGATATTATTCCTTTACCACTGATAATATCGCCATAGGTAGTTGAAATATTAGAAAGATTTGAAATATTTGATAAACAATTTATATTACAATTAAAAATACTATTAATATCAAAACTAATTTTTTTAAATTCCTCATTATAAATTATATTTGACGAAGAATACACGAGGTTATTCGAGGAATACATGAGACCATTTTGATTATAGTTATTAACGAGGTTATTTGTTTGAACATTATAAACATTGGAACCATCGGCAATTAAATTTTTACAAACCATATTAGAATTAATAAATACATCTGTATTTACAACTAAATTTGAATAATTATAATTAAAAACGGATTGATTTTTATAAATGGTAAATAAATAATTGCTTATTTGTATATCATCAATTGAATTTGTATCACTTATTTTTTTAATAATACTCATAGACAAATTATATCCATTAGCATCCATTGATAAAGAAAAACTATGAGTATTTGGAGGAATATTAAAAAAAGGTCTTTCATCCCAAATATCAAGAACAGAATTATATTTATATATGATTATTGAAGAATTATTGGAAAAATGAATAAATTTCCCATTTTTAGATAAGATGCCTTTATAACCACTTTTATAGAAATAATAAGATGGTTGTATATCAAAATATTTAATAACAGTAGTAGAATTATAATTGATGATTTTATAATCTTGGAAATTTATGTCATATATAAAATGATGTCCTAATGATGTTGATATAAATATTCGTGTATTAAATCCAGCAATACTTAAAGAAGTTATGAAAGAATTGGGAAAAGATGAATTGAATTTAAGGAAATATAATTCGTAATCTTTGATGATATATAAATTAAAATAGGCAAATGTGGAAATACTCAAAGAAGTAGTATTAAAATCATAATTAAGGACGATTAAAGAACCATCGTTATTAGCATCTATAAATATCTGTCTATTATTAAATGATGAATGGAATGAATTAAATGTGAAAAAATCTAAAATTCTTTCATTATTTTCTGGAATATCTTTAATAAATAATTTATAATTATTATTTGTAATTGTTGATATTAGTATATTACCATCGCCAGAACATGCTATCTTATTTCCTATAAAATTATATGTATTATTTGAATTAATACTTAGAATTCTATTAGGGTCTCTAACAAGATTAGATGAATATTTATAAATTCCACCGGTCTGTGTTCCAGATGCTAATTTTTCCTTAACAGCTCCTATATATATACTTGAACCATCTTTCGAAACTGCGAATGATTGTCCAATGGCTAAATCATTATTAATAATAGGATATTTAACCCAATTATTATTAACTAATTTATAAATGATTATATAATTAATATTCGCATCAATTGTTGAATAACCGGAGATAATGATGGTAGAATTTTCATTAATAAGAATGGGATTTATATATGAAGTATTAGTAGAAGTAGTAACTAAGGATTGTTGAAAATTATCAGTATATAAGATATTAGAAGATGGGATAATTGAATTGATATTTAAAATTCCATCATTAACTTCCAAAGAATTAATATTAAATTTTCCATTATAAGAAATATTATTTAAATTAACAACATTTATTGGTAAATTATTATTATAAATTAATTTACCTTTAATAATTACATTACTTTCAAAAGTAGTATTCCCATTTACATGAAGTGGCGTTATTGGTTTTATAAGTCCAATTCCAACATTACCACCATAATAATAAATATCATTTACATTCTTTTTCCATATAGACGTTCCAGAACCACTACCTGAAAAAGGAACATCATTATTAAATATAGAACCTAATATATTAATATTTCCATTAACAATCATAGAATAATTTGAATTATAAAGGATATTTGAACCAATGCCGACGAAATTTTGGACATGAAGACTATTACGAGGAGTATTTTTATAGAAATAATCACTACCTATAATAATACTTCCTTTGGATTTTATAGAAGTTCCATAGAAATCATCATTAAGATTTATATTAAATGGGGCATTATTAGCACCAAGAGAAAAGAGGTCATTAAAATATGAGAGGAGGAATACGGAATTATTATCACAGCAAAAATCGAGAACATTAGGAATATCACTAATCTTATAAATTTGTTGAGTAAGATATAATTTATTTATATTACCAAAGATATATACATTAGAATTTGCGTCAATTACGATAGAACTATTTTTATTAACTTTTATAGATTTTATTTTAGGAATTTGATTAAAATAATTAATTCTTTCAGTAGTTGAATAATTATTATAAGATGACGAATATCCTTTTTTAAAAGTTAAATTATTCGTATTTCCACCAAATGACCATAATCCTTGATTTGTTTGAAGTATAGTATGCTCATCACCAGACACCATATCTTCAATGATTAAATTAGGTGGAAGAGTAATAATCGAATAATTATTTTTATAATAATATAATTTGTAATCATTTGTAAGAATTATAAATGTATTATCTAAATATGTTTCAATTTTGCGAAGATTTATGAAATTATCTATAACAGTCGAAGAATTTGTAGATAATACAGCTCCTGAATTATCAAGATAAAAGATGTAATTTAGAGGAGATATAGCAAAATCTCTAATGATTGTATTTTGTAAAACGAGTGTTCCATTGAGATATAAATTATTATTATATGTATAAGCATAGCTATTATATTTTGCCTTAAAGGTATTATAAAAGAAATTGGATGATAATAAATTTATTTCATTATTGGTATTGGAATATGTATATAATTTATTATTCTTAGTTATTAGAAATAAAGATATATCATTCGCAAATATTTTAATAATAATATTTTCAGTGTCATTATATAATCTTATTTTCCCTTTAAAATCCATCACACTTTCAGCGGAAGGATTGTACGTTAAAGCATCAATATTCAAAATATTAATATTAGATGTGGTGATAGTAGATGCTTGAAGGTTATTAATAATAGTATTTGAAGATGTAATAATTAAATTTGAATTAGATGTTATATTTTTATTTATATAATCAACAGATGTATTAAGATTAATGAGATTGGAGCTTAATGAACCAATGGAATTATTACTTAAAATTAAATCAACATTGCTATTAATAATTATGGAAGATTGAAGTGAATTCAATTTATTAATAAATAATTCATTATTGATAATAGTAGAATTATTAGTAGTATTAAAAAATGGTGTTTTTATTTCATTTGTTTTTAATAAACCTTTGACATTTAATTTAGCAGTAGTATCCAAAGGAGAACCATCGTCATTAATAACAATTGTTCCTAATTCTGTATATATGTCAATGATATGTTTAGAATTGCTTGAAATTACAAAGGCAGGTTGTAGAGGCATAGTATCAACTTTGTTAAGATGGAAATAATAGGAAGGAAAGGTTCCAATACCAATTCTTGAATTTTTAAAAAAAGCATTACCATCATTTAATTGAATTTGTGCGATAGGCGTAGTAGTTCCAATGGCGATTGAATTAGTATTATAAATTATGGAATTATTAATAGAGGGAAGATAGGAACTATCGATTTTATTATTATCATTAAGAATAAGGACATTAGAAGGGAAGGAAGATGCTTGTATTTTTCCTTGAATAATTACATCACTATTAAAATAATTAGAATTTGCCGAATATGTAATAGAATTATCTGTGGAATTAAAGAGGAAACCTGAATTATTATTAAATAGATAAGATGGAGATTTAACAGGAATTTTAAAAAAATTGGAATTTGAATTTAATTCTAATAAATTAATATTAGAATAATCATAATTTAGATTATCATTTTTAACTGAAATTTTATATTTTTCATATATGCTCATATCCCTTTAATAAAGATTTATGTTTTATTTTTAATAGAAATCATTAATAATTCCAATTCCTTTTTATTTTTTTTCAATCTGTTCCATTCGGCAATAGTTTTATCTTTAATTTCTTTATTATCTTTCTTAATTCCTGAACTTTCATAATCTTCTTTTAATTTATTTTTATAATAACTGTAAAATATATTATAATCAGTTTTCTTCACCTCTTTTTGTATTTCCTGTGAAGGTGGTTGAACAACTTCTTCGATAATTTCAGGAGGTGTTTCAGTTATCAATGGTTCTTCGTGAGTAACAATTAACATTCCATTTTTACGAAACCAAACTTTCTTATTATTCTTCATTTGAACACACCATATTAGACCATCTTTTCCTGTCATTTCATAACCAATATTATAGGCGACAGCTGAATAACCAATACCTTTTGGGGATTGTTCTTTTCCATTAAAAGTTTCAGTAGAGATATTAAAACATGAATTATTAGGAAGGAATTTTTTAATCATTAATAAAATTTAAAACAGATTATTTAAATCATTTTTTAAATTTTACATAAAAATAAAAGAAGATTTTAAAAAACTGATTTGGGATTTTAATAAAATAGAATAATAATGCCGAATTTCTATATTAGTCTTGATGAAAAATTTGATGAATTAATTAAAAAGGCAAAGGTGAATGAAAATAAGGTTTTTATACACGAAATCGTTTTATTGAAATCTTTCATATATGATATATATACGAAAGATAATGATTATGAAAATGCTTATTTAAGGAAGGAATTAAAGTTGATTGATTTAAGTATTTAATCATCTTTTGTTCCTCCATCATAATCTTCCATAAATTCGTCATTAAATTCTTCTCCACCACCCTCTGATAAATATTCTTCATCTGGTTCTACATCACTCTTTTCACTTTCATCTTCGTCATCTGTTTCATTTTCATCCCCACTTTTTTCACTTTTCTCATTATCATCTATTTCATCTTCTTCATATATATCAAAATCATCATTCTCATCATTAGGATTTGGATTTAATTCATCGTCATCATCGGTTTTAATTTCATTCTTAATAAATTCTTCTTTATTTTTAATAGCTCTACCGATAATAGAAATATGTTTATCAAATAATTGATATTTTTTTCCACAAACTTCTATTTTAATTTCTTGACCTTTAACGAGAGTTTCTAAATTTATTTCAGATTTTATACCTGCCGAATTTGAAGGAATAATTATTTCAAGAATTGGTATATTTTGATAATATCCTTCGGCTAATACACCCATCTTATTAATATTCTTAACTTTACATTTAATAATAGAACCTTGAATAGGATTACATATTTCAGCAAGACATTGAACACAGAAAGAAGTATTTCCGTTAAAATGTTGATTTTTCACGAGACCAATAGAACGTTTAATAATCTTAATAGAATTATTTTTAATATATCCATATTTGGAACATATATTTTCATAATTTTCTTTAATTTTTTTTAGAATTGTTTTTTCAAAATCAAGGTCAAGTTCATTAGGAGATAATATGACATTTGTTTTAAATTTAATTGGAATAAATAAATCACTTGACATCTCTTATTACTTATTAATATTTAATAATTAAATCATTTTTTATATCAATATAAAAAAATGACAATTATTATTTATAATTAATTAATAGGTAATAAATAAAAATGGAATTGTCAAGCACAGACCCGATATTCAAGATTTTAAATGATCTAAAATCTTATATTAATGATAAAAATGAGGTCTCTATCAAATTTCATAATTATACAGAATGGACTGAAATGGAATTTGATAATTTTGCGAAAGTTTTTAGAAATAATTATAAGGAAATTATAGAAGATGAAGTTCTCGAAGTAGTTAATGAAGATAAGGTTTTAAAGATATTTAAAATAGCAAACATCATTAAATATTGTACATCTAATAATCACGCGAATTTAAATCATAAATGGGAAGGGTTTGAAATTGTTAAAAAAGATGTTGTTAATAATTTATTTGATATTAATTTAGAATTTGATGTTAAAAAGCGCGTTGATATTGAGGAAGTTCCTGAATTTAATAAGAAATTGAAGACATTTAAATTAATCAAGAAATTTCGTTATGATTTAGGGAATGGTTTTGAAGTTGTTGGAATGATGGTTAAGAGTAATAATATGGAAGTTGAAACATTGAAAAAATCTAAGATTTTAATGGCTAATAGAAATTATGAATTTGAATTAATTATTAAAAATGATAATAGACAATTAATATTAGAAAATATTATTAATGTCCTAAAATCTTTCTTTATGACTAATATATTATTAACGAAGAAACAACAAAAAGAGGTTTTAGATGATTATATGAAATTAGTTAAAAAGGATATGACAATTCCACATTATTTTAACGAAGTTCCTTTATTAACTCCTAAGCCTATTACATTAGAAAAATCAAATTTGAATAATCCTGATGATTATGGAGCAGTTTCTATATTAAGAAATTATGTAGTTACTGAAAAAGCTGATGGAGAAAGAGTATTGATTTATATTAATAATGTTGGTAGAGTATTTATAATTAGAAGTTCTCTAAAAGTCGAAGAAACTGGAATAATTGCTAAAAAAGACGCGTATAATTCCTTAATAGATGGCGAATATATTGATTGTCATAAGAGAAAAGATGGAAGTAGCAAGAATTTAATAGCTACCTTTGATATTTATTATCAAAATGAAGAACAATTAACATCTTTACCATTAATTGGAGATAATTCACGGAATTCGCGAATGATTAAACTTAGAGATTTCATGGATGTTTCTAAATGTAATGTTGAATATGTTGTGAAGGTTCATAGATATAGCGATAAGATTTTAAATGATTGTAAGGAAATATTAGATAATCCCCAAAATTTCCCATATGATATTGATGGATTAATTTTCACACCTGCTAAATTGGCAGTATATTCCTTCTATCCATCATTACCAGTTCCTATTACTCAAAATAATAGTTGGGAGCGTTTATTTAAATGGAAACCAATGGAACAAAATACAATTGATTTCTTAGTGAAATTCGTGGGAGATATTAGAAGAGATGGAATAATTTATAAGAAGATTGGTTTATATGTTGGAGATAATCCTATTAGTTCTAATGAGATTAGTATCGAGGAAGGATTAAAATTAAGATATGATAGAAGATATAGTAAGAAACAATATGAATTACAGAAAGAAGGATACGTTCCGGTATTATTCCGTCCCAAGATGTATTATATTAATGATATGGAACATACTTATTTAAATTTCAATGAGAGAGGAGAAATAAGGGCGGAGAATAATGATAAGATTGATGATGAAATAATCGTAGAATTTAGATTTGATATGGATGAAAAAAGATGGTTGCCCATTAGAGTTCGTGAAGATAAGACGAAGATTTATAAGAAAGGTGTTTTCACGAAAACGGCGAATTCATTAGTAGTTGCGGTGAATATTTGGCGTTCTATTAATAATCCAATTTCTCGCGAAATGATTACGGGAGGAATTGAGATGAAAGAAGGTGAAGATTTAGAAGAGGCGAAGAAATTAGAGGCAGATGATATTTATTATTCTCGTTCTATTCCACGAAGAACACTACTTTCTTATAATATGATTACATTTCATAATATTGGGATTAATGATATGTTATTCACGAAGATTAAGAAAGGTGGAAGTGTATTAGAAATGGCTTGCGGTCAAGCGAGTGATTTACATCGTTGGCTAAGTAATGGATTAAGTTTCGTCTTAGGTGTTGATATAGTTAAGGATAATATTTATAATGCTAAAAATGGTGCTTATGCTCGTGTGGTTAGAGAATATGGAAGGTCATTCAAACAAAGGGGACAAGAGCAAGTAAAATTTCCGGATATAGCATTTGCTGTTGGTGATTGTACATTAGATATTAGAAGTGGAGATGCTGGAATGGATGAAGATAGTAAGAAATTATTAAGGATGATTATGAAGAAAGATAGTAAGAAATATAATGAACATTATAAGAATGTTATTGGAAGAGGTGCTGAAAAATTTGATGCTATAACATGTTTATTTGCTATTCATTATTTCTTCGAGAATAAGAAGAAATTGGAAGGTTTCTTAAATAATGTAAGTTCTAATTTGAAAGATGGCGGATTATTTATGGCTACATTTATGGATGGCGGAAGTGTTGAGAGGGTAATAGAAGAAGCAGGTGGAAAAATAGCGGAGGGGAGAAAGGTAGTAGATGAAGGTAATATTCCAATTTGGGCAATTATTAAGAGATTTGATAATAATGATGAATATTATAGCAGAAAGGTAGATATATTCATTGAGAATACACAGAGATTAATTCCGGAATATTTGGTAAATTATGAATTCTTAGTGAATAAGGCATTAGAATTTAATTTAGAAATTGTTGAAAGTGAATTATATTCGACGACATTCGAGAAATTTAAGGCAAATGTTAATAAAGACGAAGATAAACAAACATCAATTGATAAGATAATATTAGAATTGGATAAACAAGAAATACAAAAGAAATTCAGTTCTTTAAATAGATGGGTGATTTTTAAGAAAATTTAAGATTTCTTCTTGCTCTAACTCTTTCGAGTGCCGATAAATTATTATCTATTAACTGAGAATTTTTTAATATTTCTATATTTTTTTCATAATCCTTTATAAGAAGTTTTGCCCTAACTCTTTCAAGAGCTGTTGATTTATTTTCTTCGTCTTTCAAAAGAAGTTTTGCCCTAACTCTTTCAAGTGCTGTTGATTTATTTTCTTCGTCTTTCAAAAGAAGTTTCGCCCTAACTCGTTCAAGTGCTGTTGAATTCATTTGGATGAATAAAAATAAAAGAAAAATCATTTTTTAATTTGAAAGGTTTGTTAAAGTCTTTTTGAAAACTTCAATAATTTCATTAGGAATATTATAAATATAAGTTGTTGAAAAATGAAAAATTAATTTCATAATATTCTTAATATTATTTGAATGACATAAATAATTAAATACTTCTTGTTTTGTAATAATTGCCTTTGAATATGTATTAATTTGTTGATTTCTTAATTGTGCTAAATGAAATCTAAGAACCGGACTTAATGTTCTATCAATATCAAG